CTCCCCTCTCTGCTAGAATCGGGGTGTCACCCTCCCTTGTGTGACACCTTCTGAGGCCCGTGTCCGCCTTGCCCTGCGGACTCGGGCCGCTTGCTTTTCCGCGAGCGCCCCGCGCGACGCACGCGTCACGTCCGCATCGCGCACCCGCTGTCGGAAGTGGCGGGCTGGTACCGCGCGGGCTTGGAGAGGTCGTCCCGCGCGCCCTGCACTCCGTTGCATGGGTCCGGCACAAGGTTGTCCGCAGTGCCGTGGGCGGACGAAAGACCACAAGTCCGCCACCCATGGCGTGCGCCGCGTGTGACGCTCGCAGATGCGCTGACGTCTAGCGCTTCTTGCGCTTGCGCGCTTCGCTTAGGCCGTCGTAGTAAGACTTGAGCCCTTCAACTCCGCGCAATGGCACCCAATCGTTGATGAAGTCGATGAGTGCTTGATACGTCTTTCGCGGTGTCGCATAGATACGCGGTCCTTCCAGTCCCGCGTTTCGGGCATCAACATGCAGGCGACCGATGAACTTTGCGTAGTAGTGCGTGTAGTCGTAGCGGCAATCATCGGTAACGCCACCACGCTCGTCGAACTCAATGTCCAGCAGCTCTGCCACCCTGTCCTGCGCAGACTTCCGAATGTTGTCCGCCTTGATGAGGTCGACAAACTGGTCGTCCTTGAGTCCACGAATGTCGGCCTTGGCATCGACCATTTGAGCGCGAAGGTCGCTCACATCGTCCTTGATTGCGGTAACGGCCTTGTTCATAAGGCCCATCTGCTGCGAAAGTCCGTTGATGTTCATGGCCGCGAGCTGCATTAGCTCCATCGGGTCGCTGGTTTCATGCGGGGTAATCTCGTGATCGGGATTCATCATTTCGTATCCTCCAGACTCGCCACGAGGGCGTTTGCAAAGGTCGCTAGATTGATAGCTGCCTTGCGGAACTCTTCGAGCGTTTGCTGGTCCAGCTGCTCTAGGCTTGCCGCCGTCCACGTGAGGCCGCCGTAGTGACGCACGTATTGGTTGGTTGCGCTTACGAGGTACTGAACGTCCTTGCGGACGTCCTGCATGGTCTTATCCATGCCCAGCAGGTCTTTCGCCTTGTCCAGCTCGCGGCGCATATCCTCGTTGCGCTTGCGCAGCTTTTGGATATCCGCGAGGTAAACGTCGCGCTCGTGCTTCACTGACTCGTAATCTGCTGGCGCGACTTCGACGGTGCGCTCCACCACCTGCGGTGCGCTCGCCGCGTTGGCCTGCTCATAGAGCTGGTCGTTCTGGCGCTCAAGCGCCTTGATTTCCTCGCGTGCCCGCTCTAGGTCGGCCTGCGCCTTGTCGCGCTGCTCCTTGAGCGTGTCGCCGACGCGCTTGACCATGCTCACGGTTTCGCGCGCATCGTCACGCTCGCGGATTGCATCCAGCACCTGCTTGCGCGAAGGGATGCGCCCTTCTGCTTCTGCCTTGTCGAGCACGGCTTGCACGACTTCGGGGTTGGCTGCTAACTCTTCGAGTCGATAGGCCTCCGAACGTGAAATGCCAGCGCTTTGCAGGGCGCCTGCCTTGGTTTCACTTTCCCCCGTTGGGGAATCTGATTTCCAGCGACTTCCCTTTGGCAGCTCGCGCAGAATCTCACCGATACGCTGGTCTGCATAAATGCCAACCTTGGCGAATGTCTGCGCCGTCTCTGTGGCCTCCGCCTTGATTGCAGCCACATCGTCCAGCCCGCTGGTTGCGGCGATCGTCTTGTGAATGGCTTGCGCCTGTGCTCGCGCATAGGCTGCATATGAACGAATTTGGGCGATGTTGTCACCGCCCAGAACATCGTCGTTCTCCTTTGCCAGCTCAAAACTTTGGTAGTGCTCTGCACTCAATGCGCCACCATTTGGCTGCGCTGTCTGTATACTGGTGTTGGTCATTTTGGAACCTCCAATCTTGACCGCTTTTGCCCTCGCTGATTGGCCCAGCGGGGGCTTCTTTCATTGCGCAACAGTCCTTGCCGATTTGAGAACTGATAGCCGTCTAAATTCCGCTCGTGAGGTTCCGTATTTCTCGGTTCTCGTCGGCCTTTCGGCCCTGCAGTTTGGCGCTGTGAACTCCACGCCCTTCCTGTACCGCGCGGTGCTGTCTCTCCAGCCGTCCTACGAAGGTCGAATGAACATTTCATCAACCGTGCAGCCGATGATTTCGGCTAGACGCTTGCCCTCGCTGAAGGAGAACTCGGACGGCCCGTTGAGTTTCGTGTAGAACGTCGAAACTGGCATTTCCAGCCGTTCTGCGATTGACTGTCGGTCCTTCTTGGTGCGAGCGACATAGAGCGCGACACGCTCTTGAATGGCTGTTCTCATTGCGGTTTGAGTCATGTGTTCACCTCCGTCCAGAACTCTGTACCGTTCCTGCATGAGTATGGTACAGAACTCTGTACGTGTCAATAGCTATTTGTAAATTCGTCCAGAACTCTGTAAACTCTCAATTACGGAGTTAATGCGGCAGGGGGTGCCTGAAATGACGTTTGGTGAGGCTCTAATCCAAATCATGAGGGAGAAAAACATCAGTCCGTCAGAGCTGGCAGCTCGAAGCGGTATACGCAAGCAGACCATAAACGAACTGCTGAAAGGCCGCTCAAAAGAGCCGACGTTTACAAAAGCAAAAGCACTTGCAAACGGGCTTGGTGTACCCCTGCAAGTGCTTGCCGATATGACTGATATGGAAAATTGACATGCGCGCCGTAATCTACGCCCGCTTCTCCTGCTCCCGCCAGCGCGAGGCGTCCATCGAGGACCAGCTGCGCGTCTGCCACGAGTGGTGCGCGCGCGAGGGCCACGAGGTCGTGGCGGAGTACTGCGACCGAGCCGCCAGCGGGCGCACGGACGAGCGGCCGGAGTTCCAGCGGATGGTCGAGAACGCGGGAGAGTCCGACCTGTGCGTGGTCTACATGATGGACCGATTCTCGCGTGACATCTACGACGCGCCAATCTACAAGAAGCGCCTGCGCGACCACGGCGTGAGGGTGGTCAGCGCCACCGAGTCGATGCCGGACGGCCCCGAGGCGCTGCTCATGGAGTCTATCTACGAGGCGATGGCGGCGATGGAGTCCGCGCACACGTCCCAGCGCACCAGACGCGGCATGGAGGGCAACGCGCTCAAGTGCCTGCACAACGGCGTGCCGGTGTTCGGCTACCACTTCGGCGCTGACGGACGCTACGAGGTGGACGAGGCGCAGGCCGAAGTCGTGCGCGAGGTCTTCGCCCGCCGCTGCGACGGCGAGTCCCCCACGTCCATCGCGCGCGACCTCGCCAGCAGGGGAGTCAAGACCAGCCACGGCAGGCCGTGCAGCCACGCGATGGTGGCGGCGATGCTGAGGAACGAGAAGTACGTGGGCACGTACTCATGGGGCGGCGTGCGTGTCGAAAACGGCATGCCCGCAATCGTGGAGAGGGAGGTTTTCGACATGGCGCAGAAGGTGCGGTCGAAGAAGGTGCGCGGCGACGAGGAGTGGGGCGACTACGCCTTCGCGGGCCGCGGGGTCTGCATGGGCTGCGGCATGAACCTCGTGGGCACGTCCGCCCACGGCAGCAGCGGCAGGCGCTACGACTACTACCGCTGCGGAAAGAAGTGCGGCTGCAGGCCCGTCCGCGCGGACTGGCTGGAGCACGCCGTGGTGGACGAGCTGCGGCGGATGCTGGCCAACCGCGAGACGGCGCGCGAGATTGCCATCCGCGTCTGCGAGGGCGTCACGGACAGGCAGGCGCAGGCGAAGGCGGACGCCGCGCGCAGGTCGGCCACCGAAGCCCAGCGCGGCATCGAGAACATCATGTCCGCCATAGAGGCGGGCATGCCCTACGCGGACGTGGCCGACCGCCTCGCGCAGCTCAAGCTGCAGCGGGCCCGCGGCGAGTCGGAGGCCGCGGCATGGTCCAAGCGCGCCACCATCGACCCCGACGACTTCGCCGACTTCCTGCAGGTTGGCCTCACGCTCGCCGACCGCGAGCTGCTGGACGCGTTCGTGTGGCAGGTAATCGTCGGCGACGAGCTGGTGATTGTGATTCTGAACTACGACGTAGAAAGCGGCAAACCCGCCACCCTGGAGTACAGGCGTGACGGGTTCGCAGAGATTAAGTTTGGTAGCCCAGACGTGCAGATATGCGAACGGCGCTTGACGCTGGTGGGCGGTCTGCTGGCGTTTGCGTTCCCTCGCGCGGCATGAGAAAAGCCGCCACCCCGCGAGGGGGTGACGGCTCAAGTCTCTATGTCTTGCCTTACGCGAAGAGGGCGCACACCGCGTCAATCATCCACGCGAGCGCGGCCACGGTGCCGAAGAACACGCCGCACATCACGAGGAACATGGTCACCAGCAGCAGGCCGCTGATTGCCTTGGACGGAATCTCGGGCCCATTGTCGGGCAGGTCGTACTTGCGGGCCATGTCACACCACCGTCACGCGCTCGTGGGTGCCGAGGAACACGTAGCGCGGCTGTCCGCTCGACGCTCCCGTGTAGCGGCCCCACATGTAGCCGTCCCCCTCGCCGAACACCACGCCGTCGATGCGGCAGGTGTCGCCCTTCTTGTACTTGGCCACGATCTTGGCCTTCATGGACGGGGCCACGCGGACGTAGGTGCCCGTCTTGAACTTGATGGTGGCAGTCAATGGGAACACCCCCTGCTCTTCCTTATCCAATCTCGTGCATCGGATAAACCGCATGATGCCGCCGATGGACTGGCCTGCCGTGTTCGTCTCCTTTATGCCGATGTTGAGGTAGCCGCCCGAGCCGGGAGTGCCACGGCCCATCGCGCCGATTACGCGGCCATTGCCCAGATACATGGCGATGTGGCCGTAGTCGTCGTAGTCCGTCCCCGTGTGGCCGCTTGCGCAGTAGAGCACGCAGTCGCCGGGGAGTGCCTCGTCGGCCCCTATGAAGCGGAACTCGCCGCCGCCTTGGTTGACCGACTGCCCCAGCGCGTCGCCCGCGTAGTTCCAGCACGAGCCGACGTAGGCGGTGCCCAGCACGGTGTTGAAGCAGTACGCCATGAACTGCGCGCAGCCCCATCCCCTGCCGACGTAGTGGGTGCCCATGCTCCCCGCGTAGCCATCCTTGGCGCTGTAGTTCATGGAGTAGTACGGGACGCCCAGCTGTGCGCGCGCAGTTTCGACCAGCCTCTCACGGATCGTAGCCATCAGCCCTCCTTGTGCAGCGAGTCCTTGCTGTGCGCGAGCATCTGGTACCACGCCGACTCGCTAATCTCGGGGTGCATCTCAGCGAAGATTTCTAACAGGCTCATCAGCTCCATCAGCGCGAGCGACACGGTGACGGCCAGCAGCACGGGCTGGAAGCCAAGCTCCAGCCCGCCCAGCAGCATGCCGTCCACGATGTCGGCCACTGTTACCATGCCGAGGTTGCTCAGCTTGCGGATGAGCCCCTCGCGGAACTCGTGGCTGGAAAAGTCGTGCTGGAAGAACCAAGCGTTGAGCACGCCGAAGACCACGTCCAGCAGCGCGAGGGCGCAGAGGGCCATGACGGCCACCTGCGCCTTGGGGTCTGCGATGGGGCGGATGAACACCTCGAACGGGTGCATGCTATTCCTCGCCCTGCTCGGTCTCAGGCTCAGGCTGCGCCTCGTGCTTGTAGCACTTGACGTCGAGCACAAAGCCCTCGTCGGTGACCAGCATCGCCGTGTGGGTTGCCACGGGACTCTTGACCACCTCGGAGAGCACTTGATAGAGCTTTACCTCCGCGTCCTCGCGGGTGTCGTAGGCCCACGTGTTGCCGCCGATATTGCCGTTCTGCATCTCGATAACCACGTACTTTGCCATTTGCTTAGCTCCTTACTGAACGAGTGAGAGTACTTCCGCCATGACCGTCGTGGCCGTGACGTTGGTGCCGATTACGATAGCCTCGCCCGCTGCGATGGCAGTGGTGACGCGGCATAGCTGCCCCGCGTGGATGAGGTAGCTGCCGATGCCGTAGTTGGCGCTCGCCTTGCCGTTCTCCACTGGTGCGATGCACGCCAGCGCACGGTCGCGGATGCCGTCTGCGGTGCTGCCGTAGGTGACCACCAGCGTCGGCGCTGCGGTCGGGTTGGTGTGAGTGATGCGCTCGGTGCCGCCCGCTGCGGCCTTGTAGGTGAGGTTCAGCGGCGGGTCGATGGGCGTGACCGTGGGTGATGTGAGCGGGTAGTGCGTGGTGGTACCGTCCGTAGTCACGGTCGGGTCGCTCTCGTCACCGCTCTGGTAGGCACGCTCGCCCACCCGCGTGATGCGCTCCGTAGCGGTCAGCTCGTCGTACACCGTACCAGCGGAGCGCAGGTCGGTCGCTGGGATGGTGCGCTCGCTCTTCCAGTACGGCTCGTATTCGCCATTGCGTGGCCCGCTGAGGTTGATGCAGATGTCGTGGTTGTAGGAGCCGGGGTAGTTCAACCAGAAGCGCATGTAGCGGGCGTTGGCGGGGGTTGTCATGTTGCTGACGTTGAACCAGACGTTCTCGAAGGACAGGAACGCCTTGTCCGCGTCGTAGTAGTAGACCTTGCCAGCCGCGCTGCCCGTGGTGCGCGTGAAGTGGTACTCCGTGTTGGGGAACACGGGGATGTAGCCCTTTGAGCGCAGGTAGGCAGTGTTGCTTCCGATGTTCTCGCCCGTCGTGTCGGAGATGTAGCCGTCCTCGGCCACCTCGTCCCACTGGTTGAACCCCACCGTCTCGATGCCCTCCATCTGCACGCTCAGCAGCTCGCCGCTCTCCACGACGGTGTTGCCGTGGATGCTCTCGATGGTGGCAGGCCCGTCCGTGCCGGGGCATGCGCGGTACGTCCACGCCGCCGTGTCGGTAGGGCCTCCGCCCGTGATGCCCTCGGCTGCGCCTGCGGTGAACATCGGGAAGTAGGCATCGGTCACGGTCTCAGCCGCAGCCGTGGCAAGCGCCGCAGCCGCATTGGCCGCGTCGGTTGCCGTCTCGGCCTCGCCCGTCGCAGCCTGCGCCGCCGTGGTGGCAGCGTCAGCGTTGGTGGTCGCGGTGTTCGCCGCTGCCGTGGCAGCGTCGGCCCGTGTGATGGCCGCAGCGGTGTTGGTCTGGCGCGTGGCCTCGGCGCTCTCGCGTGCCGCCTCAGCCGATGCGCGGGCGTTCTCCGCCGTGGCCCTCGCCTGCTCCGCGCTCACGCGGGCGCTCTCAGCCGTGGTACGCCCCGCCTCCGCAGACGCGCGGGCGCTCTCGGCGCTCGTGCGGGCCTGCTCGGCGCTCGTGCGGGCCTGCTCGGCGCTGACACGCGATGCCTCTGCGCCTGCGCGGGCCGTCTCTGCCGCAGCCCTCGCCTGCTCCGCCGACGCGCGGGCGGTCTCGGCATCCTCACGGTCGCTCTCTGCCGTGGCGCGGCCTGTCTCAGCGGATACGCGGGCGGACTCCGCTGCGGTGCGTGCCTGCTCCGCTGCGGCCCGTGCGCTCTCGGCTGCGGCCCGTGCAGCCTCCGCCGCCTCGCGCCCCGCCTCTTCGCTGACGTAGTTGGGCACCTCGAAGCCCTCGGTCTTGGTCTGGCCGGGGTGCTCGCTGTCGGCGAAGGTGAAGTCGATTTCGTGGCCCGTCTCGGTCTCGGTGATGGCCACCTGCGGGCTGTAGGCGCTGCCGATGTAAGCGTTGCCGAGGTCCACGGTCACGTCGTTGGGCATGCTAGATCACCTCTCTCAGTAGGTTGCTGCCGATGTAGGTTGTGGCTTGGTCTGACGCTGGACGGAAGCCCATCCAGTCTTTGGCGTTGACCTGCACGCGGACGCGGCCCGCCGCGAAGGGGCCGCTCTGCATCTGCGACAGGCCGACGTAGAGCGTGGTGGTGCCCGTCTCGGAGTCGTACTCCATCGGCGGGTCCTCCACGGTGACGCTGTGGCAGCCCTGCGCTATGGTCACCGCCACGTGGCATCCCGTCGACACAAGGTTGGCGTTGCGCACGTGCACGGGCAGCGTGGGCGTGGTCCAAGAGATCATGTCGCCGCCTCCTTACTCCACGTAGGCCGTGATTACGAACTTGACGTACTTGGCGCTGAACGCCGCACTGGTTTGCATTTCGGCGTATAACACGCCATCGACTATGCGCGCGGTACCGCCAGCATTGGTGGTGCCCGCGTAGCTAGGCCCGCCGCCGCTCACCTCCACGGTCGCTCCCATCGAGGTCACCGACGTAATGCCGAGGTCTGCTGGGTCGATGTGCGCGAGGTGCGTCCACGTGTACGTGTCAGACACAGTGCAGCCGCCCAGCACGCCGCTCATAACGACCATGCTGCCAATGCGGCACGCACGGACGGTGCCGGAGCTGCCGAGGTCGCGCGTCATTGCCGCGTCGCAGAAATTGGCGGCGGTGAGGTTGCCGGATGAGGTCACATCTCCCGTTGCGGTCACGTCACCAGCAGCGGTCACGTTGCCCGACCAGTCGACGGCGAACGCATTGGAGCGTGCGCTGCTGCTTGCGCCGTTGCCTATCTCGAACGCGTTGTTGGGGTCGTTGGCGTTGTACCTGCCGATGGCGGTCTGTGAGTTTCCACGAGCGACCGTGTTGTTGTTTTGAGCATGCGAGTACGAGCCGCTTGCGACGGTGTAGCCGCCCTCCGCGTGCGAGATACTGCCGCTGGCGGTGGCGCTGAAACCCTCCGCGTGCGCATACTCATTAGACGCAACGCACTCATAGCCAGAAGCAACGCTCATCGCGCCAACATTACCTGCGCCCCGTGTACCCAACGTGTACGCCTTTGCCCATGAAACAGTGGTTGTATATTCCACGGTGATAGTCGCGCCGTTTGTCGGAGGGTTTGAGAAGGTAACCCACAGTAGCTGCTTCGAGATTGTTCCACCGCTTCCGTCCGAGACAGTCACGGTGTAGTCAGTCGATGCGGCTTGGTACATGAGGTCAAAGCGCTTCGTACTGCCATCCCCCACGAACGTGTCCGTCGCCGCAAGCGTCCCGTCCGGCCCGCGTAGGTCGCTCACGTGGAAGTAAGTGCTGCCCTCTTTGTCCACCATCTGCATGCTGTGGTAGTCGAGCAGCATGTGGCTCTCGCTCTCGCGCCCGATCCGCGCGCCGTCCAGCCCGAAGGTTGCCACGACGTTCGCCGCCGTGTTGCCCAGACCGTCGAAGAACGCCACGGCTGAGTCGGAGAACGAAGCCAGCCACGTCCCCTCCTGCCGCAGCAGGATGCCCAGCGAGTTCATGAGGATGTTGCGCGCGCCGATGGCGTTGCCCGCCTCGGTGCTCACATGCGCGCCGTTGTCGTCGGCCCAGAAGTGCTGGCCGATTGCGTTGGCGATTGCCTGCGCGCCGTCAGCCACGCTGCGCGCGGCACGCACGGCACGCTGCACCGCGCCCACGGCGCGCGAGCCCGCGGACGGGTCGCTCACGTTGCCCGTGACGCCCATCTGCGCACCCGACCACTCGACGCTCACCACGTCGCCGACGGACACGCCCGCGCCGCACGTGGCGGCTGGCGCCTCGGTGCCGTCGCCCGTGGTCACCCAAACGGTGCCGTCCGCGTCCACGCGGGTCACGGTGGCGGGTACCCTGCGGGCCGATGGCCGGACGCTGCCGACCACCTCGCCCGCGAAGTCCCAGAGTACGGACGGGTCTAGGTCCATGTGCTCACCTCCATCGCGGCTCTCTCGGTCACGGTGATGCCGTTGCCGCACGCGATTGACTGGCGCTCTATGCGCAGGTCGCCGTCCAGCCGCACGGACGCGAGCGAGCCGTGCACGAGGTCGCCGGGGTGCACGTCGGGCCACCACTTGCGGCGGTACGTCCGCTCGCGGCGCACGACCGAGCGCTCCTGGAGCATCCGCTCGGCGTAGGCGTCGAGCGTCTCGCCGTCCACGCGCACGGGGTTAGCGTCGCCCTCGTCAATCCAGTACCCGACCACGGGGCGTCCCGTGGGGCTGTTCGGGTCCGTGTTGGACGCCTCCGCGTAGGCCGCGCCCTCCCAGACGCGGTAGCGGTTCGGCACACCGTCGTAGCCGTCGGCGTAGTCCACCTTGCTCTCGAGAAGCGCGGCCCCCGCGCTGTCGAGCGTGAGCGCGGGCGTGGACGGCTCGGGCATCACGTGGATGGCTCCGTGGCCGTCCGTGCGAATGATGTAGCCGCCCGCCCGCACGACCTTCCATGCGAGGTCGAGCGCGCTTGCGCCCTGCTCGGGCACGACGTTGCCGCGAAGCGCGAAGCCCTCGCCCTCCACGACCACGGGCGCCACGCAGTTGAGCCGCAGCAGCGACGCCGCGTACTGCGCGCCGTCGGTGCCAGCGGGTGCGTACTGTCCCGGCGACAGGCTGTAGACCGAAGCCGGGAAGAGCACGCCGCGCGCGGTGACCTTCTCGGTCGGCGCGCCGTGGTCGACGCTGCCGTCCGTGCGCACCAGCTCGAAGGTGGCCAGCTCCACGCGCTCTATGTCGCCGTCCTGCTCGGCCACCATGACCACGCGGTAGTACCCGCGGGGCACCTCCACGTTGGTCGTGGTGACCTCGCCGGAGTCGATGAGGGGCGTGTCTCCCGTCACGTCGCGCGTGACGCTGACGGCATCGACGCCCGCGAGCGCCTCGCCGTCCGCCCACGTGTCGCGGTTCACGGCGCAGACGCGCCAGTGCGCCGCATAGCTGCGTGACCAGTCCATCAGCCCTCCGTCTCTTCCTCCGCCTCAAGCGGCGGCAGCGCGTAGGCGGGCGTGAGCGCGACCTCGGTTGCGTTGATGGTCACCGCGGACAGCTCGTAAGTGGGCGTGAGGTCGCTCACCTGCACGTCAGCCTCGTAGGCGCTCCCGTCCGGCGTGCGGACGAACGCGGGGCCGACGAAGTGCGCCAGCTCCTTGACGGCGGCGATGGTGTCGGCGTCGTCCAGTCGCAGCACGCTCGTGGCGAGCTGGGCGGTGCGCCGTATGCCTTGGTTGTAGAACGCGTCGGTGCTGCCGTCCAGATAGCGGTGGACGTCCACGTCCTTGCTGTAGCCGTCGCTGATGGCGATGTTGTACGGCAGCTCGACGGTGCCGCCATGCCAGTCGATGCGCAGGGACGAGCCGCCCATGGTGTACGCGAAGTCCGCCCACGACACGTCGCCATCCGCGGTGCGGCAGGCCACGCGGTAGGCGTGCTCCATGCCAGCGCCGAACGGCGCGTACTGGTCGGTGACGGCGCTCTCAAGGGGCCACGACTCGCCGATGAGCTGCGCGCCGTCTCCCGTCAGTCGGTAGATGTCGTACACGTCGGTGGCCACGCTGCCAGTGGGCGGCTCCATCGTGAGCGTCACCGCCTGCACGTGGTTGCCCGCCGCGTCCACCGTGTCGATGGGCGTGAGCGTCACGAACCCGTCCGGATCGGGCGCCTGATGGCTCCACGCCACGGCGAACGTGCCCGTGGCCTCGTCGCTTGCCAGCCCCGTGGCGGGGTCGGTGGCGGTCATGCTCACGTCGTAGGCGGTGCCGTCGATGAGCGCGAGCCCAGAGGGCAGCGTCACCGTCGCGGCGCCGCTCGACCACGTGGGGTAGACCACGCCGGACCACACCACGTCCCCCTCCGCCTGCATGACCATGCCAGCGGGGCCGTCGCCGTCGGTGCCGCGCGAGGTCACGATGATGGCGAGCGACGCGTCGGGCGTCTCGCACGCCACGGGCAGTCCGATGGGCTGCGCCGTATAGGTCGCGGACGGGGTGACCGTCATGTCCGGCCTGCCCACGATGTGGACGGTGACCGGCTCGCTGGACACCCACGCGCCGCCCGTGGAGACGGACACGATTAGCGTCAGCGTTCCGTTGACGGCCACGGACTCCGCGCGGGACGCGGCGATGGTGGCCGCGCCGATTGCGTCGGTGCCGCTCGCCACGACCTTGCCCGCGGAGGTCTTGAGCTTCCACGCCGTCTGCGTGGAGCCGCCGGAGAACGTCCAGCGGCAGGCGATGCCTTGCCCCTCGGGGACGAACGCGGGCGCCTCAAGCACGACGGACGCGGGAGCCACGGACGGAATGACCGTGGCAGTGTTGCCGTAGGGGCCGAACACGGTGCCGCTGTCCGTCTCCTTGTAGCGGCGCGCCTTGACGTAGGTGGTCGCGCCCTCGTCCAGCCCTTTGATGGAGATGGTGGCGCTGGAGGCGTAGGACTTGCCGCCGTGCGACACGGGGCCGTCGTCGTAGGTCAGCTCGAAGGTGTTGGGCTCGTCGGTGGAGCGCCACGCGTCCAGCTGGTCGGACCAGCTCAGCTCCGTGCCGGTGCTGTCGTCGCGCGTGCCGCGCTTGGCCCACGCGAGCTGCACCACGGCGGTGGTGCCGTCCGCGCCGGACGAGCTGCCGATGATGTCCACGGAGTCGTCCGTCTCGGTGACGGCCTCGACGTACAGCGCCTTGGCCTCCATGGGCGCGCTGTAGGCCACCAACACGCTCTCCACGAGGTACCAGCTCTTGACGCGCACCCACGAGTGCTTGCCGGGGTCGCACGCGAGGTCGCCCACGAGGCAGCCCAGAGCGGTGCACGCGCCGTCGTCAGTTGCGCCCACCTGCGTCCACGCGTCGGTCGCCGCCTCGACCTCTGCCACCGTGGCGTAGTCCACGTTGGCGAGGGCCTGCAGCTCCACGTGCGTGATGGGATGCGCCGCGGTGGTGTTGGTCTTGATGCCGACCAGCACGGGCGTGGTGGTGCGCTTGTCCTTGATGGTGATTTTGGTGACCGTCGGCTTGTAGGGGTACCCGACGTAGAACGTCTTCTGCACCCAGTCGCTGGGGCCAGCGTAGCCGCGCGCCCGCGCCTTGACGGTGCACTGGATGTACGCGCCGTAGGGCAGCGACTGGTAGTTGCTGAGGTTGTAGCTCAGGTTGATGGTGGTGCTGCCCGACGTGGCGTGGACGTTGCGCAGCACCTGCTTGGTGTCGGAGCGCTTGATGATGAAGTAGTACTCCGTGTCGTAGCGCTCGTACTGGCCCGCGTCCGCGGGCGTGTTGATGGTGGTCGACACGATGCCCGTGCTCTCGCCCAGCGAGAACGCGCCGATGGTCGGCTTCTTCGGCTTGGCGAATTTGTAGGTGACCTTCGCGTGCTTCGGGCTGTTGCCCTTGAGGTTGCTCGCCGTCACCACGCACGTGACGTAGGACAGTCGGCGCTTGTCGTTCACGGGGTAGAAGCTGCTGCGCGTGTAGGTCGTGCTGCCCATCTTCAGCGAGTCCAGGTTGACCGTGAACTCGGTGACGTTCGTGCCCTTCTTGGTGTCGGTGCGCTTCGGGTCGGTGCCCGCGATGCCCAGCGACCACTGGACGACGAACTGCGTGGCGTGGTCCTTGGCGGAGTCCTTGACCAAAGCGGGCGGGATCTTCCACGTCGCCTTGAGGTAGCGCGGGCTCTGGCGCGCGACGGCGAGGGACGTGACGGCGCCCGTGGGGCGCTTGGTGGGTGTCGCCATGCTAAATCGCCCCCGTCATGCGTAGCATCCGCAGGTCGCGCGTGAGCGTGCTCACCAGCTCGTCCGCGTCGCCGCTGCCGTTGTAGGTCAGATACACGTTCACGCCGCCTCCGCCGATGCGCTCCGCCAGCGCGTCCGCGTAGCGGTCGAGGTAGGGCGCATACGACGGCCAGATGAACTCGCCGCCGCGCTCGCCCGCGCCGAACAGCGTGGGCTGGTCGACGTAGCCGCCGCGTGCGTACCACTCGACACTGAACGTGGGCAGCGAGCCCTTGCCGCCGATGCCGTAGGGCGCCTTGCCGCCGCTCACGTGGAAGTGCGGCAGGTTGATGTGCGGCAGGGACAGGTTCACGCCGCGCACCACGGAGCTGATGCGGTCGATGGCCCCGCTCACCGCGTCCTTCGCGGAGTTGATGGGGCCTGTGATGGCGGACTTGACAGCGTTGAACTTGCTGGTGGCGCTGTTCACGATGCTCTGGAACTTGCTCTGCACCGCGGACACGATGCTGCCCACGGTGGACGTGACCTTCGTCTTGATGGTCGTCCACGTGCGCGTGATGGTGTCCTTGATGCGCGTCACCGTGCGCGTGACCGTGGTCTGCGCCGTGGTCCATGCCGTCGTGATGAACGTGGTGGCGCCCTTGACGGCGTTGGTCACCGCCTCCTTGACGGCGTTCCACACCGCCACGACCTTGGCGCGCGCCTCCTCGTTGGTTGCGATGAACGCGACGATGGCGCCGACGATGCCCGCGATGATGGTGATGGGTCCGCCGAGCACGGAGACGATTACCGCGATGAGTCCAGGTATGCTGCCAATCATGCCGATTGCCGCGCCTACGGTGCTGATGAAGCCCGTAACGGCTCCCACGATGGCGGTGATTACGCCGACGATTTTCACCGCGGCGAGCACGCCCGCGATGATGGGCAGGATGGGCGCGACAACAGGCGCGACCTTGGCCACGACCGTCACGATGGTGGTGACGGCGCGCGCGACCATCGGCGCGACCTTCGTGGCCACCTTGGCCATGGTGTCGAAGAACTCCTTGAGCGGCCCGCCTATCTCGGGCGGCAGGGCGTTGAGCGCGGATTCGAGCATGCCTGGCAGGGCCGCGCCGAGCGTTGCGAACGCGCGGCTTGCCAGCCCCGTAAGATTCTCGACCAGCCCGCCCTCGCGCTCGCCCGTCTTCTCGTTAATTGCGCCGAAGAGCGAGTCCACGAGGCCCGTGGCCGCGGCGTCGAACTGCGCGGGGTCGCCCGTGCCGATGGACGTGAGTACGTTGTCCCACGCCGACTTGACGGCGGTGGCGGAGCCCTCCAGCGTGCCCATGGCCTCCTTGCTGGTGGTGCCCGCGATGCTCATGTTCTCTTGGACCTTCTGGATGGCCTCGACCATCGTGCCGAAGCCGACGTCCGCAAGCTCGCTGGTCTTGGTCAGCTCGTGGTCGAGCACGCCAGACGCGTTGATGAGGTCCACCATGCCCTGCTGGTTGCCCGCGAAGCCGAGCGACAGGTTGTCGAGCATGGAGTAGTTGCCCTTGGCGATGCCCATGACCGCGTTCTGGACGCTCTGCGCGTCCGTGCCGAACGTGTTCACGTTGTCGCTCATGGCGCGCATGGCCACGTCCGCGAGCCGCGCCGCCTCCGCGGTGTCGCCACCCACGCTGTTCACCAGCGAGGAGGCGATGCTCGTGACGTTCTGCATGTAGTCGTTGGCGGACATGCCCGCGGTCTGGAACGCCTTGTTGGCGTTTGCAATCACGGTGTCGGCGGAGTCGCCGAACAGCTTCTGCATGCCGCCGACCAGCTGCTCGTTGGCCGCGTAGCCCTCGTACACGCCGTTGGCGAGGTCGCGTCCGATGTCCACGGCCTTGCCCGCCGCGCTCTCGATGGCGCTGGAGAGCACGTTGCCGATGGCCACCGACTTGGCGGACAGAGCGGAGCTTACGCTGTTGCCGATTGTGCTGCCCGCATTGGCGCCAGCGTTGCGCGCGGCGCCCTCGTCCAGCTGCGGAAGGACGTTTACGTAGGCGTTGCCCACCGACTCGGACATAGGCTCATCACCCCTTCCTTGGCTTGGCCAGCTCTGCCATCAGCTCGTCAATCGGCAGCAGGCGCGCTGGCAGCTTGCGCGTCCTGCCCTTGCTCGCCCACGACGGGCCGATTACCTTGGGCCGCGGCCCGCGCTTCTTCGGGTCGCCCATGCCCCAGATGAGGCTGTTGAGCGCGTTGGCGATGTGCGCGAGCAGCATGTCGCGCAGCGTCCACTCCGCGTCCGCGTCCTCCGCGCGCGCTATGCGGCAGTCGCGCGGCAGCTGCACGACGAGCGCGGCGATGTGGCGGGCTGAGTGCCCACCAGCCATCGCCGCGTCGAGGTCGATGCCGTAATACTGCTGCAGGTCCGCGCGCAGCTCGTCCTCGTGGGTGCGCAGCTCGGCGGCGAGCGTCGCTAGTTTTTTGAGACGAGATGGGCGATGGTGTTGCCCAGACGCTGGGCCATCTCGTCGCGGTCGGTGTCGGCGCCGCCCGCCAGCTCGATGAACTGGTCGTGCGTGAGGCCCGTGCACAGCTCCACGACGCGGAACATGGCGGACAGCTTCTGGTACTCGCTGATGCCGGAGCCGTCCTGCGCGCTCGTAATCAGCTCGGCCACCTCCCACGAGTTGGCCCACTTGGGGTCGAACTCGACGTTGGTGCCGTTGATATCAACAGTGGGCATCTGGCGTCCCCCTACTCGGTGGTCGCGGAGTACTCGTACATGGTGACGCCGCTAGCGTCGGGGATGGCGTCGAAGGACAGCTGGCGCCCGTCCACCTGCGTGCCGTCGAGCGTGACCTCGCCGCGCTCCTTGAGCTGGAAGGTGCCGACGTAGCGGCGCACGATGTTCTCGCGCGGGGCGGTCTCGATGGCAATCACGACGGGCTCGATGGTGCCGCCGTGGTGCTTGATGGTGAGCGCGCCGTCCGCGCCCGCCACCACCATGTCGTCACCCCAGGTCAGCTTCGCCACGTCCGCGTTGCACTGGATGGGCGTGAAGCTGATGGACTCGGTGTACTCGGTACGCACGTTGTAGACCAGCTTGCGGCCCTCCCACGCGCGGATGGACTCGGTGTTGCCGTCCTCGGAAATCTGCACGCCCTCGTCGGACGTGAATCCCAGAAGGACGAACGTGTTGCCCAGCGCCGTGGTGGCGTCGGTGGGCAGCGTGGTGCCCTTCGGGGCTACGAAGATTGCGCCGGTCGCGGCGGCAGCGCCTACCGTCACCTGCGCGGCGTTCATGGTGGCCATGTGGCCTCCTTACTGTTCGGTTTTGCTTAGTCGGTGAGCTGGCAGGTCACGTCCAGCGCGAGCTGGTAGCGCGGGCAGCGGGTGTACTCGTCGTAGAAGCGGTACGGGCCGCTGTTCACGGCCACGCGCGTCACGCCCTGCGGCCTTGCGCCCGTCACGATCTGGACGCGAAGCTCGTTGGCCATGCGCTCCGCAGCCTCGTCGGTCGGCGCCCAGCACTGGACGGCGAGAGTCGGGTGGTCCACGAGGTCGGCCACGTAGCCGCCCGTGCGCTCGACGGTGACGAACGACGCCGGCGGGTCCGCGGGCACGTTCGCGTAGGCGTCGTAGCCCAGCGCGAGGAGGTGCGCCACGAAGGCCTCGGTTGCCGAGTACATCAGCATCACCCCTTCGCTTTGAGCAGCGTGTTGTTCCTGTGGTTGTCCACCTGCGCGGCGTGGTTGGCCGTGTAGACGATGCCCATGTAGCCGTCGCGCTGCATGCGCACGTTGCCGTCGTATGCGGCCTGCGGGCCGTTGACGGGCGCGGGCGAGTTCTCGTGCTGGAGCCATCCCTGGCCCTTGCGCGGCCTGCCCGTGCCCTTGGTGTCGTAGCCGTGGCCGCCACTGCGCGTCCCCGCCCCCATGGCGTTGGCGCGCGACACGATGCGGTCGGTTGCGGCGATGAGGGCGGAGCGCGTCTCGTCGGAGCGTGCCGCGGCCCGCTGCAGCGCGTCCATGTCGAACACGACGCGGCAGGTCGCCGTCCTAGCCATGGCCCACCTCCACGTTCACGTCCATGTGCCACGGCGTGGGGCAGTTCGCGTCCAGCAGCGGCTTCGGGTCGCCGACCACACGGTAGGTGTCCGAGTACGGCGCGGGCAGCTCGACGGAGCAGCCGCGCAGGCTCGCGCTGTAGGTCTTGGGGAACCGCAGGGTGAGCGCGAGCGTCACGCCGTTCGTGCGCGCCGCCTCCATGTCCTGCGGGTTCGGGGAGTCCACCAGTACGTTCTGGACGACCTCGCGCGTCGGCTCGCCGTAGGTGACGTTGTTGAGCCTGTCTCTGCCCGTGGGGTTCGGGCGCAGGACCGTGGCCGTGATGCCCCTAATCATCGGCAGTCACGGCCGGAGCCAGCCCTGAGCGAGAGGATGTAGCCGGTGCCGATGCCCAGCATGCGCTTCTCCGTGCCCGTGAGGTACAGGTCGCCGCTGGGGTTGGCGTAGCTCATGCTCTGCGTGTACGATCCGGCGGTCATGGACGCCTGCGAGATGCCGTAGGCGTCCGACTCCGCCGCCTGCAGGGCGCGGTTGACCATGGAGCACGACACGAGCCTGAGACGGGCCAGCTGCTGCTGGTCGGATATGTCGACCACTACCTGCGCGTCGAGGATGGTCGCGGCGTCCTCCAGCAGGGCGTCCACCCTGTCGGACAGCTCGCTCGGAACCTCCCCGTAGCGCGCCTCTAGGTCGTCGATGGTCGCGTAGGCCATGGCCACCGCCCCCTATTACTCGGTTGTCTTCTTGGGTGCCGCCTTGCGCGTGGTGCGCTTGCGCGGCGCGGGCTTCTTGGGCTGCTCGACGGGCTTCCAGCCAGCCGCGAGCAGGGATGGTGCCTGCTCGTCGCTGGCGTCAATCACGCCGATGCCCGGAAGGGTGAGCAGCATGGCTACACGCTCGGGGTGTCGCCTGTGAGCAGCACGAACTCTGCGGTGCTCTTGACGGCGAACGCCACGGTGCACTCGACCTTGCAGGCAATCATGTTCTGCTGCCACAGGTTGATGGTGGTGTTGCCGTTGACCAGCGTGGCCTCGCGGCTGAACTCGACGGTGATGTCCTCGACCACGCCGTAGATGGCGTCGGAGAAGTCACCGGCGATGCCGACGATGGCGGGGGTGCCGGGGGAGCCAGCGGTGCCCGCGACGTAGAGGTGCTTGTTGAACTCGACGCCAGCGCCGAGGATGTTGCCGATGGCGGCGGAGTCGACGCCGGGGGTGAACAGCGGGCGCTTGTTGGCGTCCACGGCGGCCTGCACCTTGGTCTTGCCCGCGGGGGACAGGCCAATCACGTCCATCATGCCGCCGCCAGTGGCGATGGCTGCGTCCACGGCGAGGAACTGGTCGTAGACGGTGGAGCCGGACGCGGGGATGAGGCTGACCTTGCTGGCGCCGCCGAGCACGTCGAAGCCGGTGCCGGGGGCGGTGGTGCTGAGGATGGTGCTGTCGAACTTGCGCGCGATGGCGTTGGGCAGGCGGCGGACCAGCTCGTCGTACAGGGCGCGCTTGTCGCGCACGAACTCGTCGGAGAACGGCTCGATAACGGCCATCTTGTACGGGGTGATGGTCTTGGTGCCGAACGTGTGGGTGCTGATGGGCTTGGCGTTGGTCTCGGCCACCCAGTTGGCGGTGGGCTCGCCGGTGATGGTCTGAATCTTCACGCCCTCGCCCGGCAGGGAGACGCGGCGGGCGTGGCTCATGAAGAAGGACTCGCTCAGAGTTGCGCCCCAGATTTCCTGCGAAATCTCAGGGTCGTTGATGACGTTGGTGGTACCACGGTTGATGTCGATGGCAGGCATGGTGCCTCCTTACTCGAAGTAGCTTGCGAACTTGTCGCGGGTTGACTGCTTGCCCTCGCCGCCGCGGATTACGCGGCTCGGGGCAGCCTGCGCCGCAGCGGGCACGTGGGCCTGCGCGGCATACTCCTTGGCGAATGCCTCCATGGCTTCGCGGTTCGCGCAGAAGGACAGGAGGTGCTCGGGGACGCCGTTGGCCTCCGCCACCTCGTGGGCGTCGGCGCGTCGCTGCGCCTCTGCCTTGAGCTTCGCCAGCTCGGCCTCCGCGCTCTCGGCGCGCTTGGCCAGCTTCTCTGCCTCGCTCATGCCCTGCTGCTCGTACTCGTCCCACTTGTCGGCCTTGTCCTTGTTGCTCTTGGCGCGCTCCTCCCACTTGCGGGCCTGCGCCTGCAGCTCCTTGAACTTGGCCTCCCAGTCGACCTGCTCGGTGCCCTGCGGCTCCTGCTCGGTCGCCTCCTGCGTGACGGTGCTCTCTTCGGCCATGTCGGCCTCCTTTCGCCCGTGCGGGCTAGTCGGTGTGCCCCGTGCGGGGCGGTGTCGGGATATGAAAAAAGCCCCCGTGCGGGGGCCGATTTCGCTTGGTGCTCAGGTGCTGGTCAGTGCATGCCGGGGTTCTGCCAGCGCATGACCATCGTTATCTCGTTGAACTCGCGCCACGGCTCGCTGACCTCGCCAGCCTCGAATCGCTCCGTGTGACGCCTGCGCGCCTCCGCGATGCGCTGCTCCAGCTCGTCGGGCAGCTCGTGGTTGGCGATTGCGTTGCGGGCGTCGTAGTACGCCTTGCTGCAGGCGTCCAGCGTCTGCTCGTAGCCGCGTATGTCGCCGCTGTCCGCGAACGGCAGCACCACGCAGTCGCAGTCGTCGTGGAACTTATGCGACGGCGTGCCGCCCGCGCTCTCGCGCGAGAGGTAGACGGCGCCGCGGCTCGCCAGCATCGTGCAGAACGCGCACGACGTGCCGACGGTGACGCGCGTCCAGCGGTAGCGGCTCTTGGTGCGCTCGCTGGCCCCGCGGGCCACCTGCGCCTCGTAGTCGCGCTGCAGTGCGGCGCTCACGGTGTTGCGGGACAGCTCGTGGACGTGCTTCTCGACCGTCGCGCCCATCCTCTCGGCCATCTCCTCGGGCTTGGTCGTGCCCGCGTAGAGGCCGTGGATGGTGCGCTCCATGTCGTAGGACAGCGCGCCGTCGTTGGGCGTCAGCGCGTCCGCGGGCTCGCCCTCGCCGATGGCGAGGCGTCGGCAGTAGTCGTACCACTGCGCGCCGAGCGTCGACGCGGCCATGCCGTAGAGGCTCACCATCGCGCGGCACAGCTCGCGCAGTTCCTGCGCCGCGCGGTCCCAGTCGCTGTAGTCGATTTCCGACGCGCGGCGGACGAACTCCTCGCGGGCCGACTTCGACACGTCGCGAGCCATCTTCGAGTAGCGCCTGATGTCGCTATACGTCGGCGTCGCCATTGCCGAACACCTGGCTCAAGACGAAGCCGCCTGCGTTGCGCTCCATCTCGCTTATGGCCTTGCGGCGCATGTCCTCGGGGAAGCCGATCTGCTCGAAGAAGACGCCCGTGCCCGCGAAGCCCGGCACGACGGACGCAATCTTGACCATCGCGTCGGTCTGGCTGACCACGCTCGGCATGGCGGGGTTGCGGAAGTCCGCCACGAAGTCGGTGGCCTCGGGCGGCATGTCCGCCAGCGGAACGTCCAGCTTCGCGGCGAGCGCCATGAGGGCCACGTTGCGCAGGGTCTCTCGGGCGGAGTCGTTGAAGTCCTCCGTCTCGATTACCAGCGGCTCGGACGCCGCGTAGATGGCCTCGGCGCTCGCGGGCTGGTCGTGGATGATGCCCAGCTGCGAGATGGGGACGTTCGTCTCCCCCGCGAAGCGCGTGGCGAGGGCGCGCATGTAGTCGGTGTGCGGCTGCATGGTGCCCTGCGTGAGCTGGCCGAACTCCGGCAGGTCGCCGTTGGCGTCGCGTCCCACGGCGAAGATGTTGCCGATGTAGGCCTCCCACTTCGTCTTGTTCTCGAACGCGTCTTTGTCCGCGCCCAGAAGGTACTTCTGCGGGCTGGTGAAGAACTCCGCGCTGATTTCGGTGCGCAGCGACTCGCGCACGGCGCTGTCGGTGATGCTCATGACTGCGCGCGTGATGCGCGACTGGCCGAACGGCTTGCGCTGCGTCGGGCGGTACACGAGCGCCTCCATCGTCGGGCGCCCCATGCTGTAGGGCTGCGCCTCCCAGCGCCAGAACGAGCCACCCTCGTCCCGGAGCGTCACGCGGTACTCGTCGGTGTAGAGGTTGACCAGCGCGGGCCTGCCCTTGAGCCATCCCGTGATGGTCATGCCGTAGGCGATGCGGCCCTTGGCGTCGTCCCAGCGGGCGGCTGCGGTCTCCGCGCTGTGGATGTCGATGCGCGGCTCGCCATCCTCGCCCACCTCCACGGTGGCGAAGGAGCACGAGTGGATGAGCGTCGACTGGACGGCCTGACGGTACTTGACGCGCAGGCGCGAGCTGGCCGTGATTTCGTCCAGCATGGCCTGCGTCTCCGCGTCCGCCGCGCTGAAGCCGTCGAAGCGGCTGCGGACGGCCATCGTGTCGACGGCCTTCTGCGGCCAGCCGACCACCGTCTCCACGTTCAGCAGCTGCGGCGGGATTGAGATGCCGAAGTCCTTCAGCACGTTCCTGCCGCTGTAGTAGCGCATGCGCAAGCGGTTGCGCCCCAGCTTCGCCGCCCAGAGGGCGAAGAGGTCGCCCAGCATGTCGTTCCACTCGCGCGGCAGGTCGGAGCCGAACGCGAGCGGGATGCGGTACGGCGCGACGGCGGTCGCGTGCCACGTGTTCGGCTGCGGTCTGTCGTTGACCTTGCGGCCACCCTGACCGTTCGGGTAGCTCATGGGAGTCTCGTCGCTCACCAGACCACCGCCTTTCTCCTTGGGTCGCGCTTCGTGGTCACTGCCGCCCAGCGCGCGAGCGCGGCAGACTCTATGAGCGTCGCGTCGGCCTCGTCGGTCGACTGGAAGCCCCAGCCGCCGTTGGTGCCGATGCGCCGCTTGCGCGTGCGCGTGGCGCTCGCGTCCAGCGCGGGCTGGCCGTAGTGTGTCACCTGACGCTCGCGGACGGCGTTGGCCATGCCGCTGCACGCGGCTATCACGTCGGACGTGCGCGGGCGGATGATGCAGCGCGCGCTCACGCCGCGCTCCAGCAGGCGGTCCACGAGCGCCTGCGCGTTGCTCTGCCCGTCGATTACGATTTGCGCGGCGTCGGCGGACACCGCGTCGAGCTGGTCCACGAACCACGCGAGCCCGCGGGACAGGCTGCGCGAGTCGACCACGTACACGAACGGCACGGAGCCATCGCCGCCCTTGTGGCAGGCCGCGAGCGTGCCCACGGAGCCGTCGGGGCTGAACTTCACCGCGTAGCAGACGATGCCGCCGCGCTGCGGGTTCTCGTTGCGGCAGGCGTCCCAGTCGGACTGGTCGATTACGTATTCCTCGCTGGCGGGCGTGGACCACCAGCCCAGACGCTCGCGGGCGAACGTGTCGGGATCCATCTGCTCGACCTCGCCCTCCACCGTCGACTCCTGGATGAGGATGCCGAGCGACGGGTTCGTGGCGTACCAGCGCGCCTTGTCGCGCACGTCGCCTATCTCGTCCACCGACCACTCGAACCACGCCGTGTTGTCACTCTCGCCGTTGAGTGCGCGGCTGCGGATACTGCGAAGCACCGTGCCCACGCTCTTGGCGGTGGGCGGCGTCGAGATGTAGATGGTCTGCGGGTTTGGGCTCGCCGATATGGCGGGCAGGAACGACGCCTGCGAGTCTGCGTCCAGCTCCAGCGCCTCGTCAAAGATGAGCAGGTCGCCGTGCTGCCCTCGTCCGCCGTTGCGCGTGCGCGCGAGGAACTTGATGCGCCCGCCGTTCTTGAGGATGATTTGCTCCCTGCCCAGAGCCGTCTTGATGTCCTTGACGTACTTGCGCAGGGCCTTTTGGTCGAAGAAGCTGGCCATGTCCTCGAACGTCTCCGTCGAGGTCTTCTGCAGGTGGCTCGTGTACAGCACCTGCTCCGCGAGCACGACCATGCCGTAGTTGGCGCGCGCCTCGACCACGCCGAGCGACTTACCGTTCTGGCGAGGAACAGATCCCGAACAGGTTGGGGCGCTCCATCGGTCGAAGTGGTTCCGACCGAGCCAGCCCTCCATGATGCGGTCCTGCCACTCAATCATCTCGAGCCCGCCAGCGGCGTTGAGCGCGTGGCACTCCCGCCACTCGCTGTACTCGAACGGCGGCACGACGAACTTAGTCGGAATCTGGCTTCCGCGCGTCACGGCGAGCGAGGATGGCAGCGATTTCGTCAATGTCGCCATTGTCGCCCTCCAGCTCGGATATCTCGCGGATGGTCTCGCGGTACTGGCGCACGAGTTGCGCCATGCTGTGCCCGTCCCCGCCTGTGTCTATCTGCACGGCGAGCACGAGCGCCAGATTGCGCAGCTGGTCGAGCCTCGTGCCGCTCTCGGTGACCTCGCGCATGGTCTTCGCGTCCATCGGGCACCTCCGCGGGCCAGTTTTCAACATTCGTGTGTAAATTGGCGCT